AAAAAAATACTAGAAGACGCTGGCTATATAGTTGAGATTATATGGGAAAATGTTCATAAGAAACTTAAACCAATAGAAAGAAGTTGATAATTATATTAATAATACTCAACTTTGATTATATTTATATGGTATATGTCATCTGATTATTATGAAAATTTAGAAGGTTCTCCTTATATTAATGAAGCCGCCATGGATTATATTAATAAGTTAAAGAATGCCGGTTCTAATTTTTTAAATAAATTTAAGGGAAGTAAACCTTATTCTCAAAATAATCCTAACCCTAAGCCGACTCAAGAATTATCTAATACTGATAAAGATTTTATTAAGATAGTTGAAAAAGTATCGGAAATCTTAATTAAGAAAATAAACTCTGATTTAAAAAATAATCATAAATCAGAATGGGCCGAAAAACATCCAGAGCAATCAGAAAAAACTCCATCTGATACACTAGGAAATATTAATAAATTAGTAACTACGAGTGCTCCTCATTATAATAAACTAAAATCGAAAGAAGCGGAAATAGAAGCAGATCGAGATAGATTGATGGGAAATTCTTTTAATGAATCCGTTGAAGATAATTCAACCGAAGATGTATCTGATTCGGGAACTAAATTACATGTTGCCAATACAGAAGAAAAAGCGGGTGGTTGGTTGAATTGGTTTCGTGGACAATATAGAAAATCTATAAAATTTGGATTAGATTTAAATTTAGAAGATAAAGTAACAATGTCAAACGGAACGGATAAAGTATTAAAACTGAAATGGTCTAATATAAATCATAAAAATAAAATCATTGTAAATTGGACTACAATTGATAAAGGAGAAATTTTAAAAAAGTATCAAGAGAAGCCTGATAAATTTAAATTTCCATCAAATAAATGGGATGATGAAAATGGAAAAAATCCATATACAATTGATGAAGAGGTTAATGATACTCCCGTAAAAAATTCAGGAGAGTTTGTAATATTTGAATTTTATGATGATCAAATCAATCCTAAAAGTCCATCATATCAAGAACCATCCATTGAATTATTATTAACACAAGCAAACCGATACAGTAAAGTAATTGATAAGATTAAAACATCTCCTGAATTACAAAAATTATCAGTTCCTGTGTTTGAATGTTTATATAGTGTAATTGAACAGAAATGGACAGAATTTAAAGGTCATAAGGTTAATCCTGAAGATATTAAATTTAAAATGACTAATAATGGGTATGTTGAATATACTGGTATTGATGGAGAATCTAATACTATGAGTCCCCATATTATAAATTCAATTTTATTGGGTGGAGAAGAATCAACATCTGCCGATTTTAAAAATACAGGGTTAGGATTTCAAGATTTTATTGAAAAATTGAAGAAATCTGGATTCCGAGAAGAATATTTAACGGGTGATGACGCCAAAAAAATATTTAATGGCCAAGAAATTTCAAATGTAAATTTGACTCCTAATATTCAAGACGCTATCACAGCATTAACTACTATCGGATGGTCAAAGGATAAAGCAGAAAAAACAATATCGGGAATAGTTAGTATGTTTGGAGATACTAAAGCAACAGAATTTTATACTCATAAAGCATTAAATCCCAATGCAAAAGTAGAATATGAACCTAAACCAAATATATCTCAACAAACTTCTTCTAAGGAAAATAAACCAGAAGATTTATCAAATAAAACTCCGGAAGTTGAAATTGAAGGTAATAAAATTAAATATGGAGATAAGACCTATAAAATAGGTAGTTTTCTACCTCCCAAGTTATTAAGTATTATTAAAAATAATCCAGAACTATATAAAAAATATACTACTAAAAATAATATTAAAGAACAATATTCATTGAGAAATATTTTAAATAAATAATATTTTTAAAGTAATTATAAGTTTTAATTCAATAATTATTAATCTTTTATTTATTAGGAGTGTATCACAATAAAAATACTCTGTCAACTTATTTTAAGCAAAATACCAGCAATTTGAGTTATTTTAAGTTTTTGGAAATAATATAGATATTTATTACTTTATTATAACCTGTTACATTTCAACTAGTTATAACAAAAAAATTAAAGAGATATTGAAATTTAGTATAATAAGTAGACTTCTTATTCTCTTTAAGTTACAATATGTTTTAATTATGAATGAAACTCTAAAAATATTTTTGGATATGGATTATGTTTTAACAAACTTCTCCAAAGGGTATAAAAAATTATCCCATGATATTTCAATAGGAACCTATGCTGAATTATATGGTAAAGAATCTGCTAAAGATATTTTTTTAAATGCCGGAACTAAATTTTGGGAAGAATTAGAATGGATAGATGGTGGTAGAGAATTATTCGATGCTGCTTCTTCTTTATTTAAACACGTTTTTATTCTATCTTCAACTGGCACTACTGACGAAGACAAGGCTAAGATTGTAGAAGAAGGGAAACGTAATTGGTTGAAAGTTAATATTCCTTCAATTCTACCGGAAAATATTTTTATTGTTAAAGGAAGACATCTCAAACAAGAATATTCTAATTCTGATTCAATACTGGTAGATGATCTTGAAGACACTATAAAATCTTGGGATAGTAGAGGTGGAATAGGAATACTTCATGATTTCAATAATTATCAAGATACTATAGATGAACTTGAGATATTATCGTTATCAGGGCATAAAATTAAACTTAAAGAATTGATATCTACTAGAAATCGATGATATTTATATGATATATGGATAATGACACCCAAAAACTCATCGATGAGACTATTTCAAATGTTATAGCCGAACAATCAAATTTAATTCAAAAAGGAAGCCGACCTCAAGAATTTGATATATGTCCCCATTGTAAAGAAGAAATTTACGAAAAATCAACTTATTCAGAAGATGGTGGAAAGACTTTCAAACATAATAAATGCGGTAAAGTAATTGAATATCCTGATACAGATGATAAAATACCTAATTGGTTAACTCCTGCTTTCAATGAGATGCTTAATAAAATAAAGGAATCATCAACGGTTGACGGTCATTTACCAATATCAGGTGATGAGAAATATTCAAAACAAGAACCGGGTGGTCAAATGGCAGCAGTCAATTTGGAAGAGATTAATAAAAAAGAATCAACTGAAGTAATTAATGTAAATTCAATGGATAATCAGAAAATGTTTGATGGTCAGGTAAGAGTAGTAAATCTATCCAATCTGAATCTTAAATTTGATATATTAAAGATCAATGTAGATACTGCCGATGCATTCATTATAAAAGTTCAAAACTTATGAGTAACATTGTTATCTATCATAATAATTTATGTCCTGATATATGGGATGAGAATTATAATCTAAATTCTGGAATAAGATTAAATCTTCTTAAAATAGCCAAGGACTTCTATGAAAAGACAAAATTTGAAGCACCCATTTTAGATATTTATTTTATGGGTTCAATGGCAAGTTTCAATTGGAATGTAGAAAGTGATATTGACGTTCACGTCGTTATCGATTTAAAAAGTTTAAAGATGCCGGAAGAAACTTCGGAAAAAATGGCAAAATTAGTGGGTTCTCAATGGAACAGTGAGCACGATATTTTAATCACGGGGCATAAAGTAGAAATGAATATTCAGAGTTTAACAGCGGAAAAGCCATATGTTAATGGAATTTATTCGTTAGTTAAGAACTTATGGATTAAAAGACCTTCTAAACAAAATCCAAATGCTATTGATACTCCGACTATTCAATTAAAATATAATGGGATGAAAAAATATATTTTAGATACAATAGCCACCGGAGACCGTGAGAAATTAAAAGCGGCGAAAGATTATATCGATGCCTTCCGACAATATGGATTAGATAATGATGGAGAAATGAGTGTAGAAAATATAACTTATAAATTGTTAAGAACAAAAGGCATCATTCAACAATTGAAAGATGCTATTTCAAATATATATGATAAACAGTTGAGTATTAATGAATCATTAGACCCAATTAATATAAATGCTAAAACTAAAAATTTTAATGTGAGATTTGGAGATGTTGGTCTCGGTAAAGAAACTGCTAAGATATTATTAAATGGACAATGGGTTGCAAATTCATATAAACTACATGATGGATTTGAATATGGTCATATGATAGTTGGAGAGTGGATTATCAACAGCCATGAAGAAGCATTTCGATTGAAATTTAAATCACCTCCCATATCATTTCCAAGTCTTCAAGATTTGCTAAATTATTTAGAAAATTGGTATGAATCAAGTGAATTAAAAGAAGTAAAGCAATCTGATATCAATGCAAAATATCCACTTCCCTATCAAATTGATAATAAGTCGGCAACTGTAAATTTACAGATGTTGTCTCTATCTAATTTGAAATCATTAAGAGATAAAGCGGTGAGAATAGCAACTGATAAAACATTAAAAATTGAAGATCCTTATAAACAACGAGAACAAGCCACTAAAGATTTTATATTATATCAGAATGAAATAAAAAGAAGACTTGAAATTATTAATCGTCCTATAAATGAAGCTCGTGAGGCGGATTATGATGCCTGTGCCGACTTTCAAGAACGTAGGGATGAAGCATTACAGGAAATGGGGAATCATATTAAATATAAAAAGGGAAGAATTCACTGGCACACTATCTCAGCCACTTTACTTAAAAAGACTTGGTTAATATTTGGGAAATACCAAAAAATAAATGAGAACGATATTGATAAAATAGCCGATAATATATTAACTAATATTGCTAAATTATATGCCGCCAATGAACTGCAAGGACACAGTGAAAATTATTACGTGCGGGAAGAACTTGCTGATAATTTCGGAATAGAATTTACCGACGAGGAATGGGATAATATAGATTATGACGCCTTCACCGATAAACATGGACATGATTTCATGAGTGATTATGGAATTAAACCACTACATAATATTTATTCTATTATCTTTAATGCTAAAACTCCTGAAGAAAAATTATATGCTTGTGATAAAGCATTAAATGTAGTTCATCAGAGGAATGATTTAGCGGCAATGTTTGTAGAAGGTGGGCAGACTACTCTTACTCAGATTGCTAATCAGGGAGGTTATAATGCTGGATATGAATACGGGCAAATGAATAGAGAATTTAGAGAGCATTTATTAAATGAAGCAATAACACCACCCCAATCTCCTGAATTTAAAAGATGGTTTGGTAATAGTAAAGTGGTTGATAATGCGGGTAATCCTTTAGTGGTATATCACGGAACGAATCAACCAATTTCGACATTTAGTAAAAAAAGATTGGGGATATCAACACAATCACAAAGTTCAAAGAAAGCATATTTTTTTACGGATAGTTCTGAGGTTGCTGCTGAATATGCAGCTAAAGCAGGAAGAACAATTCGTTCCGGTATTTCTGATTATGAGGAGAAAATAAAAAAATTACAACAATTGGTTGATAAATTAGAAATCAGAGCAAAAATAACCGGTAACTGGGAACCATACGAAAAGGCAATGGAAAAGTATGAGAATTATGATATTGGAACGAGTCGAGAAGATGAAATCACCGGACAAAATATACTTCCCGTATTTCTTAGAATTGAAAATCCTTTAGTATATGATTTTAAAGGACTATCAGCGTTTAACAACGAAACATCCAATTTAATTGATATGGCGATAAAGAGTGGAAATGATGGATTAATATTGAAAAATGTAAATGATCCAGAACCAGTATCAACTCATTATATAGTGTTTAAATCTAATCAAATAAAATCAGCAATTGGAAATGTCGGGACATTTAGTAGTAAACATTCAAGTATTGTGAAAGAAGCAATTGGATGGCATGGAGCATATCAAGCAATATTATTATCAAATCCTCCTAAATTAGTATTTACCAATAACGATGAAGATACTCACGTTGCTATATTTAGACGAGTATTTAACGATGAAATGGAAACTTTAATGTCTCAACTTGAAAATGCCGGATATGGAGACTCTGATGATCCCGATTGTCAATATCCAGCCGCCAATCAATTAGCCGATAAATATAATGTGGCAAGATGTATAATAGAACGTGATGGTATATGTTATGTTAACACTCCAAAAAATCGAGAACTTACCAATTCACAATTAAGAATATTACGAGATTATTGTATAGAACATAAATTAAGACTTAAACAAGGAAATCGAGAAATAGAATTGGAAGAAGGAGTTGGTGGTAATCCTGAAACTGATAAAGCATATGTTAAGGGTGATAGATGGAGAGTGAAGTGTGACAATGCAAAAAAGACTCCTCTGATGAAAGAGTCGATATCGCAAGGATTATTCAAGTGGTTTAAACAACAGTTACCAACGTGGCCCGATTATGTTATAAATGATATGTTTGTTGTTAAATTGAAGTCTAGAAAAGAGGTCGAAGAAAAGCGGGAACATATGAATTTCATAAAAAAGAAATATCCTAATATGAAATGGGAGTTAAAGGTATTGGAGGTGACGTTTGATATATTTGATAGAGATACTCAAGACGCTCTTAAAAAAAGAGATGGTGGTAAATGTAATCCTAATCAAGTTCCTAATGATGTTGCTCGACATGCCGTTCAATCCAATTTATTAAAAAGTCGAGGAGTTAGTAAAGAACCCCTTATCATGATTAAAAATGGAAATTCATATTCACTGTGGGAAGGTTGGCATCGGACAATTCAAAATTTAAATCAATTTCCTAATGGATATAAATGTAATGCTTGGATTGGTATTCCATAATCATTTTCTCCAAATCCACACCACTTTTCCATTATCCCAAAATTTATCATACCCGTTCAATTTCATATTATCCCATTCCGATAATTCTGGATTAATTGTTAACAATTTTTCCTTTAAATTCTTATCTCCTTTAAAAAACATTTTATTATAGATACACTTATAATCGGGACTGATATAATGATAATCGGGCGGCATAATTTTATCAAATTTAAATCCTAAAGTTAAATGAAAATTATCATCTAAAAATCTCTTATTACTATATCCTAAAACTGAACTCGGCTTATATTGAGAAACAAAATAATCAAACAATACTTTAGCACTATTTCCTCTTATAACAATATTTAATAAGTCACAATATCTTAATATTTCCCATTCCACCTTTTTATTAAAGCGGCTCCTTATAAAAGTCATAACCGATACCAATCTATTATTATGATATAACCCCAACTTAACACCGCTTTTATCTTCTCCATATAAATGATTATTAACTAAAAATTCATTCTTCTCTCTATTATCAATTTCTTTAACATTACATTCTGATACATCTATAGTATTACTATTAGGAATTTTTAACATTCTTCTTAAATCTGATTGGACTATTTCTTTATGATCTCGCCATTCATTTTCTAATATATGAATTAATTGAATTCCATGAAATAAGCATCCATTCGTCTTATTAAGATGATATCTCTTATTCTTCTTTCCACCTATTTCAGAATGCCAATATAATCCATTAAATTCAAGAGCTATTTTCTTTTCGGGAAAATAAAAATCTAATTCTTTACCATTTAAAACGGTTCGATCATGTCTCGTTATTAATAGGGGCGGCACTAATGAATTTAAAAAATCAAATATATCGTTTTCCAATTCAATTATACTTCGGGTGTCTGTTGTAGTTTTTATATTAATAAGAGGGGTATGTAATTTCCTTATACTCATAGGATGCCCGCCATATTTTGTAAGGAATGTTTTCTTAGAATTTGTGATATTCTTTTTAATTACATCTGTATTATTAGATGCACATTTATGGGAGCAGTATGTCCGCTGATTTCTTAAATAATAATGTATATTAAAATTCAATTTACATGTTGGGCACGTTTTTGTTATTGTATTTGGAAGTAATTTTAATCTTGCCATGATAATTATTATCGTTTGGTTCGTATATTGATATATATCATATAAAAGTATAATTTCAACGTTAATATTTGTATTGTTGCATTATTTATATTCAATGAGTAAAGTTAAAGACTATATTGCTAGTGGTAAATTATGGAAGAATTCCAATGGAAACTGGTGTAAACAATGCCCAAACTGTGATGCTATAGTCGAGAGTAAGGGTGGAACACCTGAATTAATGCATGGTATGTCATCGTCCATAACAAAACAGCAAGTATGTCATTCATGTATTAAAATAGGGAAACCATCGTGGTCATCTCTTAATAGAGATATAATGTCGAAGAGACATACTGGGAAAAATCATCCTATGTATGGACGGCATCATACTGAAGAAATGAAGAATGCACAGAGAAAACGATATTCCGGTATAAAATTATCAGATGAACATACGAATAATATGTCTATTAGTGCTAAAAAGGCGTGGCAAAATCCAGAAAGTAGAGAGAAATATTACAGTGCATTACTTAGAACTAAATGGCTAAATGTAAGATGTGACGTTGGACAGTCCGAACTACTTAAAAAATGGAATAATTTAGGATTTAAATTTGAGATAAACTATCAAATCAAATGTGATAATAATCTATATTATGTAGATGGTTATGATATGATAAATAATATATGCATGGAATATGATAGTGAATATCATAATAAACCAAATCAACAAAAAAAAGATAAAATCCGACAGGATAAAATAATTTCTTATTTGTCTCCAAAAAAATTCTGGAGATACAATAAAAAAACTGGCGTCTTTACTGATGTCATTTCAAATCAAACAATAACAACCAACCATACCAGTAGGTATGTAAAAGAAAGACAAAAAAATGCCGGATTTATTGACGAATAGCGAGATATTCGCTACACAATTCGAACTTAAGGTCGCAAATCGTTTTATTATGTATATTGATGGTATTCCATCTTATGTAATTAAAAAAGTTGAACGTCCCAAATGGAGTCAAAAACGCCAAACAATTGATTATATCAATTTACAATGGTTCTATAAAGGTAAAACTACATGGGAAGAAATTAGCATTGAATTATATGATCCAATCGTTCCTTCTGCCGCTCAAGCGGCAATGGAGTGGTTCAGATTGTCACACGAATCTGTTACTGGGAGAGATGGATATTCGGATTTCTACAAGAAAGACATAACTATCAGTGTGTTAGGTCCTGTTGGGGACAAGGTGGAAGAATGGACGTTGAAAGGTGCCTTTCCAACGTCATTCAAAGGGGGAGATCTTGACTGGACGAAAGATGGAGATCCTTTGTCGATTACTTTAACACTCAGCTACGATTACGCAATTTTACAATATTGATGTATTATTTTATTTAATATGGCGTAATTATATCGCAGTTTCACGATCCTTCCAGATACTTATATATGGAAGGATTTTTTATTTTATGTTTAAATGTAAATTATGTGAATCAGAATTCGAAAAATATAGTTCATTGAGTTGTCACTCAAATCGGACACATCATATATCAACTGATCAATGTTATGTTGATTATTATTTGAACGGTGTATGGCCACTATGTAAGTGTGGATGTCAAGAAAAAACTAAATATTCATATGAATTAAAAAGATTTCGAGAATATAAGCAAGGTCATATAGCAAGAATAAAAAATAATTGGGGACATAACAGATCGGCAATTGAAAAATCATCAGAAACTCGTCGGAAACAATTCATGTCAGGAAAACGGAAAGTTTGGAATGATGGATTAACTATGGATGACCCACGAGTAGCAAATAATATATTAAAATTTAAGGAGTCTATAAACTCCAATCCCGCAGAATTGAAGAGGAGATCCGATTTGATGTCAGAAAATAGAAAAAACGGAGTTATACCGACATTATATGGGAAAGAGAGTTCTCAATGGAAGGGAGGAATATCAGAAGTTGGTGGAATTGCTAGAAATGATAAGCGGTTATATGACGAGTGGAAATATCCTATTTTAATAAGAGATGGTTTTAAATGTGTTATGTGCGGTAGTAGTGACAAATTACATATACACCACGATAAAGAAACTATGAGTGATATTG